TTAGCTACATGGCTAGAGTATTGCAATGAAAATTGATACAGAACACTTACATTTCTGGATGCAAGCTATTCGGCAAAGTTCCGACCCTATGCGAACTATGGATGCTTTTTGGTCAGGACAAATTAAAAGTAAAGAGTGGCTGATCAATTCGTTAGAGTTAGTTGTACATCCTCAAGTTGATTGTGTAATGCCCAAGCCTTTTTCTATAGACATTCACGGTGGGTGGGTTGGTGTTCTTGCTAGCATGATATTTCAAAGTAGGATACCGGTTGCTAATATTCGAAGTATTGATATAGACCCTACTTGTGAATCCATTGCCACAATGATGAACAAGGGTGAAGAAATAAATGGCAAGTTCCGTGCAGTAACTTCAGACATGTGTGCTATACGAAGCGATGCAGATATTGTTATCAATACCAGTTGCGAACATATTACACAAGATCAGTATGACTTGTGGAAAAGTGGAATGCCTCATAATAGTATACTTGTCTTACAAAGCAATAATTATAATATTCCCGAACATGTTCGCATTGCCAATAGTTTAGAAGAATTTAAACAACAATGTGATATCAATGTACTATGGTCTGGAGAACTAGAATTACCTTTATACAAACGATGGATGATTATAGGAAAAGTATAATGGAGTATGAAATTTACAACAACAAACCTGGAATTGAAATTGTATTTTCTAACGGCTTTGAAAATATTAGTTTGTTTTATGCAATTTATGATTGGCCAGCTGCCACTAAGTTTTACAAGTTGTTAACCGATGCTATCAATAATAAAAATTCATTTATAAGCGATACTAGTTTTAATGTATCTAAACACGATGAAGTTGTACTATTAAAAACTATAAACGATACAGTTGATAAAATAAACAAAAAATACAAAATTGATATTCCTGTAATTACATCAGACTCGGATTTAAATTTATTGCATAGAGCAACAGTTCCTGTTAATTGTGAGTTGTGGAAAATTATTAATGACAGTATACATTCTTATGAACAATATAAGATTCAAATTAATAGTGAGCCCCGTGTTAACGCATATTTTAGATTTGAGCCTAGAAACTTAATCCCATTAAATAAAGAAGATTTTTTATTTTTTAAAGCTGACAGAGAGTTCGGCGACTTATGCATGAACTATACCCATAAGGGAAAACATTGGTTGGAATTACAATCCGATAACGATCCTAATAGTCTAACTGATGGCCAATTGCAAGCAGAAACACATTTAGAAGCAGGAGGCTACTTGGTATTTAGACCTCCAAGTCCAAATCCTTTTTATCGTTTAAATAAATTTATACAATGGTTTAATAATGCATGTCCGGGAAAATCTATAACACCCGAGATGGCTGTTGGATATTTGTTACTGGGTAAGATGGTGATGCCACAATCTTGGAATGGCTTCTACGTTCCAGAAAGATCCAATTGGGTTCGAAGGTTGTGCAACTATAAAACTATTGTAGGTATAAATTTACTTACAATCAACGATGTACCGTCGTTATTAAAAAAATCTAAGATAATATGAAACCAATTGCCATTGTTAATTTTAATCATAACGACTATTTGTATATCACATGGTCTTTAACTTCCACTTGTAATTATGAATGCAATTATTGCTGGCCAAATGCTCACGATGGAAAACATAGATTTCCTATAAATTTAGATTTAATTTGTAAGAATATAGAACATTTGATATCAACTTACAAAACTCACTTTAATAAAACAAATGTAAGATTGTCCTTGGCAGGCGGTGAGCCAACGTTGTGGCCAGAATTAGGAGAGTTTGTTAAACGCATACACGAATCTACCGGGTGTCGTGTTACACTTAATACTAACGGTTCACGAACTATACGTTGGTGGAAAGAGTATGCCAAATATTTTGACGATATACAGATTAGCGTACACCGAGAACAATGCGATGTTGCTCATGTTATAGAATTATTAGATTTGATATACAAAGAAACAGATGCGTTCTGTGCAGGCCGAGTATTAATGGACCCACTGGCGTGGGACGTTAGTATGGGCATGTTAAATCAATTAGTCAATCATCCAACTCCGTGGCTTGTTAAAACTGTGTTGCTTACAGATCCGTTAACTGGAGAAGTAATGACAAATTATCAAAATGAACATTTTGATTTTATGAGAGACACTGTTAAAAAACGCCCGTCTGATGAATATGTGATGCGCATGAAAACTGCCGGTAAGATAGACGAGACTGACAAAAAAGAAGCAAAAGTAATATTTTCAAATGGTAACGAAGAACCTTATGATTCTTTTCGACTGATGGAAAATGGTTGGAATAAGTTTTATGGCTGGGATTGCAATGTAGGACTTGATCGTCTTGGAATTAATTATGCAGGCGAAGTAGAAGGCAACTGCGGCGAGAAGATTTTTAATACAAGTTTAAATATAAACGACCCTGATTTTATTTCTAAATTTAAACCTGAGTTAGTTGCTCCTATTAAATGTAAGAAGATATGGTGTGATTGTACATCTGATATAAGAATTACAAAACAGAAAAATGTATAATCTGCAAGATATCAAAGTCATCCATTTAGAAGTAACTAGCAAGTGTCAAGCTAGTTGCCCTATGTGTGTGCGGAATATACAAGGGGGAGTTGAAAGTCCTGCTTTACAAATTTCTGAAATTACATTAGAACAATTTAAAGAATGGTTTCCTGTTGACTTTATAAAACAACTAGCCAAGGTGTATATGTGCGGCAATACTGGAGATCCTATCATTGCCAAAGATACTTTAAAAATATTTGAATACTTGCGTGTAACAAATACTAGCCTAGAGTTAAGTATGAATACAAACGGATCTGCTAGAAGTTGGCAGTTTTGGAAAGGCCTTGCTAAACTTAATGTAAAGATTAGATTTGGCATTGACGGACTAATGGGTTCACATGAGTTATACAGGATAGGAACTAGTTGGGTTAAAATTTTAGACAACGCAAAACACTTTATTAAAGAAGGCGGCGATGCAACTTGGGATATGTTAGTATTTGATCATAATAAACACGAAGTGGATACTTGTCGAGAGATGAGTGAATTACTAGGTTTTAAAAATTTTATATCAAAGAATACTAGTCGATTTCAAAGTGACAGTCTTACAGTATTAAATAAAGACGGAACTATCAGTCATCTATTAAAACCCTCCATTAGAAGTAAACAGATTACAGAAAAGTTAGCAGATCAAGAACCTACTATAACTTGTAAAGTAAAAGAGCCAGCGAGCCTATATGTTAGTGCAGAAGGAAAAATTGCTCCTTGTTGTTGGTTGGATTTTAATGCTATACCTAGTACCTCGCTAAGCCATGCAGATTTTATCAGTAAGGGCTTTACCAATCCTAGTTTACATATACAAGAGTTGACTACAATCTTTTCTAGTGATTTTTTTACAAAAATAGAACAATCTTGGACAACCAATCCGCTTCGTGCTTGTAGTAGGCAATGCGGTAAGGTAGATAAATTTAATGAACAATTTAAATAAAACATTTTGCCCGCTTCCGTTTATACACATTGCTACTCGTCCAAATGGCGATGTGCGGGTATGTTGTACGGCAAACGCTAGCGGCGCCGGCATTATAGATATTAAGGACGCAGGTTTAGTTAAAGAAGGCACTGAAAATTTAAATCTTAAAACTCACACTATTAACCAAATATGGAACAGTCAGTATATGAAAAATATACGATTAGACATGTTGTCTGATAAAATCCCATCTAGTTGTGAAAAATGTTTTAAAGAAGAAGCGCAGGGAATTAAAAGTAAACGTAACTGGGAGACACAAGTGTGGGCAGAGCGTTTAGATTTAAAATCAATTGTGGCTCAGACATCCAAAGACGGCTCGCTACCTGTTTCTATTCCCTACTTTGATTTACGATTAGGAAATCTTTGTCAATTAAAATGTATCATGTGCAGTCCACACGACAGCAGTAGTTGGATTAAGGATTGGAAGTTACAATTTCCAAAATATAAAATACAAGAATTAAAACAAGATCAAAGTTGGAACGTAGATTTTGATTACACATGGTATCAAAAAGGATCCTTCTTGGAAGATATGCGTTCAAACGCATCCAATATTAGAGAGTTATATTTTGCAGGAGGAGAACCGTTGTTAATACCTGAACACTATAAGATTTTAGAGTTCATGGTAGAAACAGGAGCCGCAAAATTATGCGTTATACGTTATAATTCTAATGGTTTAGAATTACCTGAAAAGTTATTTGACCTGTGGAAACATTTTAAAGAAGTTAAGTTTAACTTTAGTGTAGATGCTGTGGGAGACCGTAACGACTATATTCGCTATCCTAGCAAGTGGGATAATGTTGTTGCAAATTTAGAAAGATTAGATGATACTCCTGATAATATTACTGTAAACATAGCATGTGCGGTGCAGTTGTTAAACATATCGTCTGTAACAGAGTTAGTACATTGGAAGGAAACTAAAAACTTTAAAAAAATTAATAAGGCACCATACGGCGCTGGGTTAATTGGTACGCACTTAGTTTACCTTCCAAGCTACTTAAATGTAAGAGTACTGCCCAAACACTTAAAAAACCAAGTAGCAGAACAAATTGACTATTTTTGTTTTAGACAATCAAGGAACGCAGAATTCCAAAACAATCCTTACGGGCAACAAAGGTGGCAGGGTCTAGTAAAATATATGATGGCGGAGGATTGGTCAAGCAAGTTGCCCGTAACTGTTGAATATTTAGAACAATGTGATCAACAACGTGGGACTAATTTTAGAACTATTTTTCCAGAATTGGGTGAAGTGCTATAGCATACTCGACGCCGTTGAGTATCGCCTTTACAAACTTGATTGGTCGGTGCATGCCGATAACTTCTTGATCAGTTATGGTTAAATTTCCAGATGTAATATTGCCGGCTGTTTGCAAGTTGCCGTCTGCATCAACTTTTAATTTAATTGACATTCCGGAACTATTCGTTAACGCTAATAAAAACTCTGTTAGTACCGGCCCAGTTCCAGAATAATCTCCGGCTACCTTAAAATGTAATCCGCCGGCCAGTGGCGTTTCTTCTTGACAATATCCTAAACTACTGCCAGGAGTAGTTCTTGCATATACCTGCAACCCACCTATCATATCGTCTGCACCAACTGGCAGTTTATTACTTTGGTTGCCTCTTGATTTAGTCATTCCTACGTACAAAGGTGCACCGCCAATACCGGCGTAATCTAAGTAAAGTAATTGCTCGTTTTTTGATGTCCGAATAATCACATGACCACTATTGGTACTATCGCCAAATATCTGCTGTTTATCAAACTTTGTCGGATCGATACTATCTGGTATTACTTTATCAGAAATATTATAATTCATCAACTGTACCTATAAATATGTTCACCGACTATTTATAGGGATGTTATGAGTCAAAAAGAATTTTTTTGGTTACACCGAGATTACCATAATCGAAGCCTCAATGAAATGGCAAAATCTATTACTGAATATAATACAGCATTACTATTGAACAAAGGATACGAAGTATTTTATTGTAATAACGGGGCCGAGGCTCATTTAGAACAAGCAGAAATTGGTTCTCTATTTCCTGCCAGCGAATTAGAATATACTGTTAGCGATACACACATTGTAAATGATATTTTTAATTTTAATGTATACTTTACAAAAAATACAGAAGATAGAATTAACATACCCGGAGAACATTTTAAAACTTTTGATTGTCTAGTATCGCTCGCCTCTGGCGACAAAGTAGATAAAAATCCAATAGACATTGGATTGTTAGGCAATAATCATTATGTAATTGATATAAGCCCAACGGCTATACACAAATCAATGGGAATTCATAAAGAAGTAACATCTTACAATCAACTTGATATTTTTAATCCAGACGAACTTAAAAAGTTTTTATCAAAGTGCAATGGAACTAAAGGGTTTTTTGTAGTGAGTAATTGTTTCTTATATAGTGTAAGCGCACTAATTTACGATGTAAAATTAAGATTACAAATGCAAAATCAATTTATTGAAATACTTGCAAATGATAAAATTGATTGGTATGTTGAAATGGATTCAGCTGACGGCGAATTTTTTAATTGTGTTAGAGCCAAAGACATACA